AAATGCAAAGGAGTAAGTGATGACTGATCTCAAAACTTTTGAGCACCCACCGCTAACGGCCGAACAGAAAAATAGGATCGCCGAGGACTTCATGTCACGGATCAGCCGCGAAGCATTCCCTGGTGATGTTGCCTGTTCGGACTGTGTGACTGATATCTTTCTGATGATGCTGAGCAAGTATCGGTTTCAAGTTTTGCAGATGCAAGGACCGCTAACCAAGACACGGATCAATGCGGAAGTTGCTCACACGGTACTCAATTATCAAATGATGTTCCTGGCAGCCACTGAGTCGCAGATCGAAAAAGCACCACATCTCAGCCAGGTGAATTGATCCGATGGTGCGGGGCCGCCCAAATCTAGAACCGGGACGTGAGCTGATCCCAGCGTGCGCGATAGCGCTTGGGCGCGAAGATTGGTTTGTCGTCAAGGGTGACGGTCACGATATCCGGGGCCGGATTATCATCGGTCGATGGAGCGAACGCACAGTAAGCCTTTGTGCGCAAAGGAACCCCCATGCGGTTCTGTGCTTCAAAGGTGACGGAAATACTCTCCAACGTGCTGCCAGCGCCATAGTGCTGGGTTTCGATCTGGCGATAGGTGGCGGGGGCTTTCAGGTTGTCCTGGATGATCCCCTCACAGGCCAGAACCGTGTCGGGCCTGCTGTCGCGCAGCATCCAAATCGCCACCACCGCCAAAACAGCAATCAGCATGAAACCTTTCAGAACCCGATGTCCCGCTCTTCTGGTTTCCGCTCTGTAAGCCTCGATTCCCGTGGTCATAAGTGCCTCCTGAGAGGTAGTTTAGCGCCGAATGGGGATCCCGCCAAGACGCCGGTGGTGCGGTTATGACCGGCAACCGTCCGATACCGGCTGGATTCCGCGTACTGGCTGATGCAGCGGGTGAAGACGCTGCCATCACGATCTGCCTAGCCTATGGCGGAACCCGCCTGTATGTACCCTATAGCGCTGTGGGGACCAAGCTTGAGGACTTGATCGGGCTTGAGGCCGCGCGAAAGATAGTAGACGTGGCAGCAGGTAATGCGCTAGAGATTCCCCTCTCGGCGCGCGTCCTCTCCAACGCCCTGGCGCAACGCGGCTGGAGCCAAGAGCGCCGCGCCCGTGTTTTGTGTCGCGCCAGACGCACCATTCAGCGCTGGGACAATGACACGGTGCCAAGCTTTCCCCTCTTTGATCTGATCGATTGACCTTGCTGGCGACAGGTGTCGCCATGCCGATTGCCATCAAACCACGCGACACTGTCCGGGAAGTCGGAGGCCCTGCCTCCGATGCGTCATTTTCGGACAGTGGGGCAATCATGGCTGATGACACGTTTATCCAAGTTTTGCTGAGTGAGCTGCAGGTTGACGAGGGCGTTCGCCTGACGGTCTATGATGACGCGACCGGCAAGCCGCTGCGGCAGGGCGATACCATCATCGGTATCCCAACCATCGCGATTGGCCGCAACCTCCAGGATCGCGGCATCTCTCAAGAGATCAGCCTTATGCTGGCCCGCGAAGATGTTGATGGCGCGGTGTTGGACCTCAATCGGAATGTCCCGTGGTGGATTGACCTGTCCTTCAATCGACGCCTGGCCTTGGTCAATATGTGTTTCAACATGGGCTGGCCGCGTCTGTCCAAATTCAAGAAAATGTGGGCGGCGTTGGAAGAGGCGCATGGCTTTGAGTTTTCGGGACTCGAACCGCAGGCAAAGGCAGCCTATGGCCGTGCAGCCGATGAAGCGCTCGACTCGAAATGGGCGCGCGAAGACGTCCAGAAGGATCGTTCCGAACGCCTTGCCAAATACATTCGGGAGGGCTGATTCATGGATCCAATCACTGCCGGATTTGCCATTGCAAAATTCGCATTGCCAGCACTTGGCAAGTGGATTTTCGGGGATGATGGCGAGGCTGTTGCGAATGAGGTTGTGGATGTCGCCCAGAAGGTGACCGGTGCGAAAGACCCGCAACAAGCGCTCACAATGCTTCAGCAGAACCCGGAGATGGTTCTCGAGTTTCAGCGCCAGGCGCAACAGATCCAAATCAAGTTGATTGAAGCGGAAACAGAGCAGCTTCGCCAAGTCAATGAGACGATGCGCGCCGAATATACCTCCGATGACAAATACGTCAAACGGTGGCGGCCGACCTTTGGCTATGTGATGGCCTTCACCTGGGCGGTGCAGATCTGCGGCACAGTCGGCGGTATTTTGTATGCGATTATGGCGCAGCCATCCAATGCCGGTGAAATCCTGACAGCTGTGGGTCAGGTCAACGCCGCCATGGTCACGATGTGGGCAGTGGGCCTGTCGGTGATTGGCGTGTCCGTCTGGAAGCGCAGCGACGATAAAAAGCTTGCGGCCGGTCAATCTTCGGGGCTCGGCATTGTTGAAGCAATCGCATCGCGTATAGCCGTCCCGGGCAAGAGCTGACCATGGCCGATCAGATCGACGAGGCGAACGACCTGGCACAGCGCCACCTGGATAAATCGCTGGCGGCCCATCGGCAGAATGCGGATTGGGTGCCGCGCCTGGCAGGGCTTGCGACACCACTGGCTGGCGCGGATATGGCCGCGCGAGAGAAGGTACTGGCCCAGGCGGGCCTGTGTCGGGCCTGTGGCGAGGAAATTGGCGAGGCGCGCTTGGCGGCGCTGCCCAAGACCCCTTACTGTATCGACTGTGCAAGAGAGAGCGAGGGGCACCGTGATCAATTATGACCTTCTGAAAGCGATCGCAGATTTCGGGTCTCTGCTGCTGTCTGGAATCGCACTGCTGGTGTCGCTGTTCATCTATTTTTCAAATCGAGGTCGCGCAACCCGCAAGGAAACAGACGAGCGGATTTCCGCCGTGGAGGACGAAATCAAAGATGAATTCAAGGTCGTTGATCAACGTCTGAACTCGCTGGACATACGGGTCAACCAGGCGTCGGAGAGAATCGAACACTTGCCAGGTCATGACGAGATGAACCGCGTGCACGACCGTGTATCCGAGGTCAAGAACAGCGTCAGTCAGATCAGCCAGAATGTAGCAGGGATATCTGCGAGCATGGATGGCATCAAGATGGGCATCGGGACGTTACAGACCACTGTCCAGCAATTGGTCGATAATGAACTGGCCGAGGCACGCGCCGCCAAAGAAGGAAACTCAAAGCGATGAGCCTTGCTGAAATCAGAAACCAACATGCCCGTGGTGCAATCTTGGGCTTGCTGAAGGATGGCACGAACACCAATGACAGCGTCCTGCATGATGGATTGACGATGCTTGAGGGCGTCAATGTCAGTCGGGATCAAGTGCGCGCTGCGCTGCGTTGGCTTGCTGAGCAGGAGTTGATAACGCTCGAGAAGGTCGGGTTGTTTCTGGTCGCCCGCATTGCCGAACGCGGTGATGATTTTAACTCCGGTCGGATCGTGGTCGACGGCATCAAGCGGCGGTTGTGATCATGGCGCGCCCTTCGAAGATCGACCGTTTGCCCCTCCAGATCCGCGATAAGGTCCGAACCCTGCGTGAAGCGGGGCGCACGATAGACGAGATATACGAAAAGCTGGGTGAGCTCGACGTCGATGTCTCGCGCAGTAGCGTCGGCCGCCATATCCAGAACCTGGACAAGATACTGGAGATGACGCGGGAAAGCCGGAAAGCGGCCGAAATGATCTGTGAGCGGATTGGCGAAAATCCGGACAACCGGGTGGCACGGGCCAATATCGAGATCCTCCACGCCCAAATCATGCGCCTGAATACCGCGACAGAAACCGGCGAAGCCGTGCGGTTCGATCCGCAGGAGGTGTACTTCCTCTCAAAAGCCCTGCACTCGCTGACATCCGCATCGAAAGTCGACCTGGATCGCGACACAAAGCTGCTGGAGCGCATCCGTGAGGAAGCACGCGAAAAGGCGGCGGCGGCGGTGGATACGGCGTTGGCCGAAACCAGTCGGTCAGGCGGGCCGGGACTGTCTGCCGACCTGGTCGAAGCGATCAAAAAACAGATCCTGTTTGGATAGGGGGATGCGATGTCGACGCTGAAGGACCGCCTGGAAGGCGACCCGATCTCCGACGAAGACTGGGAAAAGCTGCGCCGACAGGCGCGGTTTTCTCTACCTGTCCAGGACGGCGCGTCGCTGCGCGGTGTGTTGCTGCCCTATCAGCAGCGGTTGTTGGAGACGACCGCGCTGAACCAGGTTGTCGTCTGCGAGAAATCGCGGCGGATCGGGATGACCTGGGCCGTTGCTGCTGATGCGGTACTGCATGCCGGTCGCCGCCGATCTGATGGTGGTATGGACGTGCTTTACATCGGGTATAACCTGGATATGGCGCGCGAGTTCATCGACACCTGCGGCATGTGGGCCAGGGCCTTTGAGCCACTGGCAACTGAGGTCACTGAGTTTCTGTTTACCGAGACGGACGAGAAGGGTATCGCCCAGGCGATCCAGGCGTTCCGCATTCGGTTCGCCAGCGGTTTCGAAATCGTGGCGCTGACATCCAAGCCGCGCAGTCTGCGCGGGCGGCAGGGATACCTTATTTTCGATGAGGCCGCGTTCCACGACGATCTGGCCGGTATGCTGAAGGCAGGTATGGCCTTCCTGATCTGGGGCGGGAAGATCCTGATCATCTCCACCCATGACGGAAAGGACAATCCATTCAACGAGTACATCCAGGGTATCCGCGCCGGGAAGAACAAGGGAGAGATCGTTCGCGTCACATTCGACGAGGCGCTGCTCGACGGCCTGTATGAACGTATCTGCCTCGTGACCGGCAAGACTTGGTCGCCAGAGGCGGAGGCGGCCTGGCGCAGCGATATCCGCGCATTCTATGGGGCCGATGCGGCAGAAGAGCTGGATGCCGTGCCCGGCGAAGGTGAAGGACGGCTGTTGCCGCTGGCCTGGATAGAGGCCTGCACAACGCGCGACTACAAGGTTGTGCGCTGGTATCCGGAAGTGACGAACTTCGTGGATCTGCCAGCCGCCGTCCGGCATGCGTCGATGGCAGAGTTTCTGGAGGAGCAGGTTGGGCCAATCTTGGCGTGCTTGCCACCAAACCTGCGTAAGGCGTTTGGTGAAGATTTTGCGATGCGCCACGACCGCACAGTGTTCGCGGTTGGCTATGTTGCGCAGGATCTCGTGCGTCATGTCCCGCTCATCCTAGAACTTTGGAATTGCCCCTATGAGCAACAGCTGCAAGCGCTGCGATTCATCGGGCAGCGACTAATTCCTTTAATGGGTGCGATCCTGGATGCAAACGGCAACGGTATGCCTCTGGCACAGCAGGCGCGCCAGGAATTCGGCGCGGAGCGGATCGTCGAACTGATGCCCAATAATGAATGGCTGCGAGAGCATACTGCAAAGTTTCGCGCCGGGTTTGAGGATCGCGGCATGCTGATACCGGCCGACGCCGATGTCACCGACGATCTGCGCCAGTTTCGGATGGTGCGTGGCGTTGGGAAAATCCCGACAAGCGTTCGGAATGAAGGTGGTGACGGCATGAAGCGTCACGGCGATGCGGGTGTCGCATTGCTGAATTTCCATGCCGCCACCCAGATGGAGTACATGGAATATGGTTATCAGACGCCAACAACGGCGGATCGCCACGATGATCGGTGGAGCCAGTCTCAATCTGAAGGCTATTGGCGACAAGGCTCCAGCGGTATTGGCCGGATGCAGGATCGGGCTGACGATGATGATACTTTCAATGGAGGTACCTGGTAATGGCGACCCTATATGATCAGTTTGGCCGCCCGATTGATTTGAGCGCGCTGCGCGAAGAACAGGCGACGGCCAACCTGACTGGCGTGCGCCAGACCGTGTCACCGGATCCGTCCAGCAATTTGACGCCAGGGCGGTTGGCGCAGTTGCTGTTGGCCGCAGAGATGGACAGTCCGGCCGATTATCTGGCACTGGCCGAGCGCATGGAAGAAAAGGACTGGCATTATCGATCTGTGCTGGGCACGCGCAAGCGCCAGGTCAGTCAGCTGGAAGTGACTGTCACGCCCGCCTCCGATGACAAGAACGACATCGCCAATTCAGAGATCATTCAGGACTTTGTCGACCGCAACATCCTGCAGACAGAGCTGTTTGATTTGCTCGACGCAGTTGGCAAAGGATTCGCTGTCGGCGAAATCAAATGGGATATGTCCGAGCGGGACTGGCGTCCTGTCAGCATTGATTGGGTGGATCCCCGCTGGATCGTGTTTGATACACCGGATCGGCGCACACCCCGGCTGTTGAGCGATACGGGACAGGGCGAAGATCTGGCCGCCTTTAAATTTGTGCGGCATTTTTCGTCTGGCAAATCCGGTCTGCCGATCCGGGCCGGGTTGGCCCGACCCGCTGCCTGGGCCTATCTGTTCAAGAATTTTGATCTAAAGGGCTGGGTGGAATTCGCTGAAATCTATGGCCAGCCGCTGCGGGTCGGGAAATTCGGGCCCGGCGCAACCGAGGAGGAAAAGAAAACCCTGCTGCGGGCTGTTGCCAATATCGGACGCGACGCGGCGGCGATCATCCCCCAAAGCATGCTGCTGGAATTTGTCGAGGCGGGCGGTGGCGCTGGCACCAAGGGCGCAGATGTCTACGAGAAACTGGCCAAATATCTGGATCAAAGTCTCTCGAAGCTCGTGCTCGGCCAGACGGCCACCACGGATGCCATTGCAGGCGGGCATGCGGTCGGCCAGGAACACAATGATGTGCGCGGCGATATTGAGCGTGCCGATGCCAACGAGCTGGAGGCAACCCTGCAGCGCGATGTGATCAAGCCGCTGATTGACCTTAATCGCGGCCCGCAGAAACGCTATCCGAAAATCAGCATTGGCCGGGCGGAAGAAACAGACATTGCGGGACTGTCAGACGCCCTGGCAAAACTGGTCCCGCTGGGCCTGCGGGTCAGTGAGACCGAAATTCGCGGCAAGATGGGGCTGAAGGAACCAGAGAATGATCTGGATGTCCTGGGGGCCCGTCGACCCGCGCCAGACACACCGCCCAGCAAATCACGGATGCCAGATCCCACCTTGC